CATTTATATATAAATATCACGCTGTTTGAAAAAGTGGTAAAAAAATGAAATTTTTTTTGATGAGAAGTACATTTTTTATAGGTTTTCATAATTTTTACCAAGTTTTAAGATAACAGTTCACAACCCTCTGTCAGGTGCACAACTCTTTTCATTCCATTATTTTGTTTTTTATGTTATTTCCTTTATATTATCTATTATAAATATCATAACCATCAAAACACAACCGCGATGGTGAAAATTCAGCCCCGAAACTGCAAGTTTTAAAAACCAACTCATACTAAAAATTGTGAAATACATAATAAAAACAAAGAAATAATCAATTAAAAATTAAAACTGAAAAACTATGAAGAAAGCATTGGTTTTCGCACTGGCGCTCATCGCAACCGTTACAGTGCTCGCACAACGCCCCGTCCAGACAAGACAGATTAACAGAAACAACAACGCCGCCATGCAGGTCGACAGAAACAACAACGTTGCTCGCACCAACGCTACTAAGACCTACACCTACACCATCTCCGAGATGTCCATAGCAAACGTAAGCGTCATGGACTATGCTACCACCGTGAAGCAGGAAGGCCGCACCGACAAAGTGAAGGTTACCATCAGCAACTGCAGCGTGAGCATCAGCTACTACCTCTACGATGCCAACAACCAGGCTATCAACAAAAACAGCCTGTCCAGCAACGGCGGTCTCATCGATATGAGCAGCTACCAGCCAGGCGAATATAGACTCCAGATTATAGAACAGAAAGGCGCCGAGAGAAACTTCCGCATCATCAAGAGACAGAAGTAACCAATACTCCTCAACTAAATCCAAAACAAAAGGACGACTGTAACAAAACACAGCCGCCCTTTTTTTATAAATTATTTTTATTTCAACCAATATATTTTTTTTCAAAAATTGAAAAATATTTTTGGTTTTTGAAATATTTATTTTTACATTATAGAAAATAATAATTGAATTTAAAACCTAAAAAATGGACAAGAAAGCAAAAACAGACGCGTTGTCGCCAGTGGTTTCGAACACCGAAACACTAACATACGACGAAGCGGTGAAAGACCCCCAAACAAGAAGAATGATTACCGAGAGATGGAGAACACTCGGACTCACGGCTGGCATCCCACTCAACTCCAAGACGGAAAAAACTGTAATCGAGGGATACGAGAGAATGACCAGATATTTCATACATGAAGTGAAACCAGATGAATACACCCAACATTTCCCGACAGTGATATACCCTATCATACGATTCATATACGCCAGCGGTGAAAAACTCACGGGAAAACGCGTACACAATCCAATCCCCACAGAGGAACTATTCCGATTGCTCAAAACAACCAAACTCTCCGACATGGAGGATTTGATAAAGGAGAACACTCCAAAGAACACATATACCAGAATACAGCCCCTCTTCCGACTGAACAAGTTCAAGGGAATTTCAGATAAGACAATCACCCAGCTGGAATACGAAGACTACAACCTAACGGACGACGAATACCACCTCCTGGGAGCACTGTTCCGCGAAGATTCGCCAGTCGGCAACTCAATACTCAGACCCACAGACCCCTGGTTCGACTACGAGGCTGAAAACCTCAAGCTGGTTACTGCATACCTCGTCTTCAAAATCAACAAGGACGCAAAAGAAAAGAAACAATAATACATTAAATCATTATATAACCATGGAAAAAGAAAATCAAACAAACGAGACCTTCAACGAACCCGTATCAATGGAACTCACCAAAAACAACAGGTTTATCATTGCAATCCAACCTCAAGGTAACGCAGCCCCCTTCGTTCCAGAGTGGACTGTCAAATCGTTCCAGACATTGAATTACAACCATTTAATTAGCATCAAAATTCTCGAGACAGCAGCCAACCCAATCGAACAGAAAATCTGCCAAGCTATCGACGACAAAACCAGATTCAACATCACCAAACAGCTGCTCGACCCATGCGGCTGCGTTATCTCAACCACGGTCTACAAGGACGCAACCATGCGCTGGTACGACGAAGCCGAACTCAACTACGACGACGACACCCCACATTCCTATACAATCGAAATGCACTACGAGAAAAAAGCTTTCCCCGACACAATCGACAACCCCCACCCCGAACAACTTCCTGAATTGGAATTTTCATGGTATCTCGAAACCATGACCAGGCAAATAATTGACACAATCGACAACATCAATGCAAAGGATTTGGATATCAAAGCTGAAATGGCCTGGTTTTTTACACGGGACGCTTGGGGTGGATGGTTCGGCAAATTCGCTGTGGCTGAAAACCCCGACGAAACCATCCTCGTCAGATTCCTCGACGAGACAGACCCAAACAAAGAAACCTACCGAATGAACCAGGACTACATAGCCGAACACAGTCTTACTTATAAACCAGACGCCTACGTGGAGTTCTGCCTCCAATCAGATGACGCATTCCACTACACCGACGCCAAAATAGACGGTCGCAGGTTCGTCAGAATGGAACTTCCAGCCAACGACACCCAACGAATCATTTCAACCCTCAAGGACATACTTATGTACGGAATACCGCCGTTCCCATGCGGATGCAGCATCGGACTGATGTAACCAAAAAAGACACATCACGTAGCACAAAGCCCCTCCCAGCTGAAATGGACTCGGGAGGGGCTGCTTTTTAAAAGGGATAGGGGCCGATTTTTTTAGGACGAAAATTTTTTTCAGAATTTTTTTTGGAAAGGCACTTTCGCCGAAAGGGAATTTTTTTTACGGAATTTTTTCCGAGAGACGGACGGGAGACCGTTGCCCCCCATATATAGCGCCAAAATGCCCTTGAAAGGAGGGGATACGTGGGGAGGGGTACAAGGGGAGGGGTACATAGGGGGGTGTCCGAGAGGGGTATGGGAGTAGGGGTCGGAGAGGGGTCGCCAAGGTGTACGGGGGAGGTGGTCTTCAAGGGGTCGTCCATACCCCTCCCTCTATGTATATAACGCAACGGAACTCGTTTTTTGTACGAGGAAGCAAAAAAAAAATCCCTCCGAGAGCGGAAGGATTTTTCGGAAAAAAGAATTTTAAATCACACGTTCTTTCATTCGTTCACCCACACCACACGCCCCTCGTTTATTGCCTTGCGTCTTTCGGGCAGTGTCATACCGCAGTAGCGGATAACGTGCTTGTTGGTAGCGTTGGAGTAGGAGTGTTCCCCATAAAGGTATATTACACCGTTGCACTTGGCGGCAACCTTTGAGCGGTAGGATTGAAGGATTGAGCCGTTCTCGAAAACAAGCGTTATTTCGTTCTTTACCTCGCCTTGTCTTGCGTAGCGGAAAGTGCCGAGCATCTTTGCGAGTTGCTTGTCGGAAATTGTGCGAATGTTCGATTTAACTTTTTTCATATTGTATCTCCTTTCTTTATTTGTTTTAGGGGTTAGTGTTTTTTGTTTCTTACACATATATAACGCACGGAATGTCGGATTTTGTACATAAAAAATAAATTTATTTTCATATGGTGTCGGTCGTACAAAAACTCGGTTTGGGTGCGTTATATACGTGGGAGGGGTGGCGGTAAAAAAAGAGAGCGACCGTCCTTCCCTTGCAGTCGCCCATTTTCTCGGAGTGTCACTCGCCCATTACAAGGCGATTTTGTAGTTTTTGCGGTCATAGGCTTTCTTGGACTTAACCGCCTTGTCCTTGCAGGGCCACCCTGCTCCTTTGATTTCATACTCCATTTCTCGGTCAGCCTTTCTTATGGCTTTGAGTTGGTCGTTCAGCGTGATTGCGTTGTGTTTCTTTGACTTTTTCATTGTTTCGGTGTTTTAGATTGTTAATAGGATATTGTGTTTCGTTCTTACACATATATAACGCATTTTGGTATGGATTTTGTACGGAGAGGGTAAAAAAAATAAATCTAAATTTGTTCGTACAAAAAGTTGGGGTTGGTGCGTTATATAGATGTAAGAAAAAAGAAAGGAATATTATGAATTACACCGAAATTTTGAAAAACGAGTATAATAAGGCAGTAAAGGATATTGCCGATGCGAAATTCCGCTCCACATTTCATCGTGGAATATTCGGTTATATGAAAGGCAAAGGGTGGACTGTTACGAGTTTTGGCGATAGCACTATATATTTCTATGGTGCAAGTCGCTTGTTCCGCTTTTACGCTAATCATTTCACAACCGACAAGGCGTGGACTTTGAGCGAGAGAGTGCTTATTGATTTCGAAAATTACTCGTGGAAAGAGGTGTATTCGTACCCATATACGAGGGACTGCAGTTTCACTGAGGTTAAAGTGAGCGAGTTTGACAAGTTTTTCAAAAAAGTAGCAGAAAAAATAAGTGAAGAGCCTAAACTCAAAGCGTACCGCACTAACAGGGAGTGTGAAAATGAGTTCAAGAAGTATATAGTTAGCGAAACCTACTATGGCTACGGAGCACCGCAACCGATATGCCGTGAATTTGACAACTTGGAAGATGCAAAAAAGTTTGCGTATGACTATGCAGATAAAAAGTGCAAAGAGGGGAGGGAGAGAAACGATAGTACAAGACTCTATTTTATGACATATCCACAAGACTGCACCGAGGAATGCCCCTCAAAAATATACGCTTGGAAATACTATGAATATGACGAACACGCATATTATGTGTATATTGAGGGTTGTTAAAAATTTGCGTATATCAAAAAACTTTCTTACCTTTGCAAACGTAAATTAATCAAACAAGAATATAAACAATTAAAAGAAAGGAACACTATGGAACTGAAACAAAACATTCAAAGAACCGCAGAGGAAATCAACCAAATGGCAAACAATGCAATCGCAATGATGAGAGAACACACACGCACTGATGTTATGGCTTTTTTCTATGAAAGTCCTAAGCCTAACGCACCGCACTATCAAGACGAAAAAATAGACTGCTATGAAACCGACTATGGCGACAAAGAAAGCGTATTCATACCGCAAGACGTTGTGCCTTGTGTAATCGCCAAATTCAAGGAGATGGGATATTATGTGTGGAGGTATAGTGACTACCGCAGTAGAAAGGATTATTGGGTGACACGGCACAATATCCGTCCGCATTCGTGGTATAGTCAAGTGTAATCAATCAAAACCCCCTACCCTTGATTGGGTGGGGGATTTTTTTTGTCCGCACCTCTCCCAAGTATATAACGCATTTTGGTATGGATTTTGTACAAGCCGTGTGTGAAAAAAATATTTTGTTCGGTGTGTACAAAAAGTGGGTTCCATTGCGTTATATAGGTGTAAGAAAGAGAAACCCTAAAACATTACAACTATGACGAACAAGGAATTTTTAGACGCCCAGCCCAAAGGTGCGATAATCACCAACAAAAAAGTTCTCTCCGCCCTCAAACGCAAGGGTCTTATTTACGGATATTCCCAGTGGGGTTACTTGGAAGACACCAACCCACACTATCTCAACGATGAGGGGAGGGTTGAATGTGGTATGCTCCGCTACCTCTTTCCGAACGGAAACGCAAACGGCATTGACGAAGTGACGTTCAAGTCGAAGGATGAAATGAACGAGAAACTCGGTGCGTACTATTGTGAAATTGAATATATGGGTCACAGATTTGCGACAAAGTACCTTGACGGTTGTTTCAACGCCTACTTGCAGAAGGTGTCGGAAGGCAAAGGCGAAAGCGTATCACCTACGATGAGTGTGTGGGGTGCGATAGTATAGAAGGACTTCTATCCATGATTATAGTTTTTAGTTGGGCGACCGCTCTCCGATGAGGTGGGCGGTTGCTTTTTTATTTGTGCTGGTTTGTACAAAAACTCGGTTTGGGTGCGTTATATACGTGGAGAGAGTGAAAGCGACCCTCAAATAAGTATGATATAATGTATTATATAAGGTGAATTAACGTAAAACATTAAGTGGGATAGTTTATTTCATTGATTTTGTACAAAAAATGGGTTTATGTGCGTTATATAGTCGTAACACATCAAAATACATCGTGAATATGAAAGTAAAACTTAACACAATTTCCGACTTGGCGGTTATCGCCTTGTGCCTTGTGACGATAGTGTTTGTCGCAAGCAGACCGCAGACAATGGTAGTTAAAGCACAGACCGCAACCGACCCAACCGAGGCTTGCATTGAGGCAACGGACGATGAGGTAGCCGAGAACAAGGCTTTCGTCCGTGACACTTTGGCTGACTTGGCTTTGGCTTTCGCAATGGTGGAGAGTACCGACAACCCGAAGGCGTACAACGCATCGAGCGGTGCTACGGGGTGGTTGCAGTTCAAAAAGATTATGGTTGACGAGGCGAACCGCATACAGAACATCAACAAAAAGACCAGCGGTGTGGAGTACTACTCATACGACGACCGCTGGAGCAAGGAGAAGTCCGAGGAAATGTTCAAGGTGGTTATGAAACACCGCAACCCGAAGTACGACATCAAGAAGGCGTGCGAGATATGGAAGTACGACTACGGTCAAGGGTACATTGACGCTGTGACACAGAATTACAAGCAGATTGTTTCCAATCAAGGGCGGGCCTCATAAAAAGGGTCTGCTTTTTTTTATGTCCGTACCGTTCCCGAGTATATAACGCAATGGGAGGGTGATTTTGTACGAAAACCGTGAATAAAAATAAATTTATTTTTGTTGTACAAAATCTATGTTTGCAAGCGTTATATAGGTGTAACAAGCCTAAAACAATAACAATTAAAAGAAAGGAGAAAACTATGAAAAAAAATTTTCCAACCTACTACAGCGAAGGATTAGGCAATGAAATGCTTGAAATATCAGACAACCGCATACTGTGGAAGATGGATATTCAATCCGATGAAGAATATGAAACCTATCTTCTTGAGGTGGAAGAATACCGTTCACAACTTGAAAAACACTATCACACGCCTTTCTATCTGTGCGGTCGTAGCGGCAGGCACGTCTGCATCGAGGACACCCCGACAAATAGAAGAAACTACCGTCATATATGCAGAAAGGTGGACACAATCCAAAAGGAACTAATCAAAAAACACTCCCACACGGAATGTTAAAAATTTGCGTATGTGAAAAAAGTTGCTTATCTTTGCAAACGTAAATTAATCAAACAAGAATATAAACAATCAAAAAGAAAGGAGAAAACTATGAAAGAAACAAAGATTTACAAAGAAGTGAAATGCGACTACCACACTGATGGGTTTTGGGTTGTTGATGCGTGGAAAACAAAGAACCAAAATGAAGAGGGTGAGGTGATTGCAGTTATCAACGATGTGACAGGTGACTGCTACGCAATCAAAGACCTTGACGATACTGCAAAAGGTGTTATTGACGAAAAACAAACCGAAATAGTATGCCAACGTGCCGAAATCCTTGCTGAAATCTACAACGGTATGACTGATGCGGAGAAAGACAAGTTCTTGGAAATGACTGAAAATATGTAAAGTTTAACCATTAAAACATCAGAGCCGATGAGAACACGTGACCGACCCAAGACAAAGATATTATAATTTTTTTACATAATTAAACTTAGACCGCCCCCCAAACAATAGGGGTGGTTTTTTTTATATGCCGACCTCTCCCAAGTATATAACGCACGCCATAAGGGATTTTGTACAAGGGGGTGAAAGAAAAAATATTTTGTTTTTTTATGTACAAAAACCGAGTTTGCAAGCGTTATATAGGTGTAACAAGCCTAAAACAATAACAATTAAAAGAAAGGAGACAAAACTATGAGTACAACTTTGAGAAAGACCGTAAATTGGTACAACCCATTCACACTGACCTACCCCGACGGTTTCAAGGGTGTGGAAATTAAAAACATCAAGTTCTACAAAGACGGAAAGGTAATTGCCGACACAAGGTGGTTCACGAACAACAACGACTTCAAACTCATCGAACTGCCCTTTGACGTCAAGCGTTCAAACAAACTCAACCTTGACCGCAAAGACGCTTTCACCATCAAGTCAAAGGACAGTTGGAGCAGCAACTACGACCTCTACATACACGCTGACCTTATGCCCTCTCTCAAATCGCTTGGGTGTTCCGAGGCAAAGCAGAATTGGTATCAGTCAGAGACCCACGAAATCTTTGAAATCACCCTACACGGAATAAAGGAAAGCAACGTGGACGAACCCATAAAAGACCACACACTCCGTTTCAACTGCAACTATGAGTTCACCGACACGGACGAATACAATAAATGTGTCAAACTCTGCAAGGATATGAAAGAGACTTGCGGTGCTGACATATCCGAGTACCGAATGCACGAAATACTGCAACACTACAACATCACCAAAAAGAGAAAATAAACCATAGTCCACTCCTTTTATATGTGCCGTCTGCCCTTGATTGGGCGGGCGGTTTTTTATTTGTTAAAAATTTGCACGTTCCGAATATAATCGTTATATTTGCACACGTTAAGGGGCAAAGAACCATTTAACCCTTGCATACAGAAAGATTAAAATGATTTTAACAAAAAAAAAGTTCGTGTGTCGTGTACAAAAACCGAGTTTGGGTGCGTTATATACTCGGGAAGGGCGGTACGGTGAGAGTGGGGCAAAAAAAAGTTTAATGCAACCGTACAAAATCCACCTCAATTTGCGTTATATAGATGAACAAACAATAAAAAATACGGTTATGATTACAATAGCAATAGTAGGAATCACAGTTATCAGTCTGGTAGGCGGTGTCCTCATCGGAATGAAAATCTCCAATCAAAACTACACCTACAGAACGGAGCAAATGGAACAGAACTACGTCCAAGCATACGTTCAACTTCAAATGAAGTACGATGCGTTGGTGGCAAACCAAACAACACCGCAGACCCCAGCCAATCCGATAGGGTTTCGGCAGAACAAAGTTGGTTGAAAACTATTTATTATAACACGTGAAAAAAAATCAAGAATATGGAAAAAGAGTTTAACACGGACAAGTATCTCGAACCCAACGTTTACGCAAAGGGTACTGAGGAATATACCGAACTCTCCTCGCTGGAGGGGATTGAATGGGGTGAGTTTTTGGATGAACTTGCCAGCCACGGACTGACCTGCAATTATAGTAACGTGAACGACACGTACACAATAGGATAGACCGTAACCGTATCAGTTTTTTGTTCACCGCCTCGGCAATGTTGGGGCGGTTTTTTTTTTTAATTGCTGGCTGTACAAAAAACGGTTTCGAATGCGTTATATACATAGGGAGGGAAAACAAAAAACCCTCGCCAGCGAAGGTGAGGGTTGAGGATATGGTTATCCACGCTCTATGGCGACTCTTACAGCAGATGTCTTTTGATTACACGGCTCACAGCCTCGGCAACCATATTGTTGTGCATCATTTTCTTTTTGTAACCGTCAAACGACAAGTCTATTACTTTCTTAAGGCTTCTGTCGTGGATTGAAGGACTGCCTACGATATTGCCAGTGTAAAACTCGCCAGCGTCGGCGATGAATCCGATAGGCTTGGCACTCAATTTGTCCTTGATGTTGACCTTGTTGAGATTCTTGGTGGGTTCAACGATGAAAGTGTCGGGGAATCTCTCGCTTAACTCCTTTTCAACGGTGTCTTGCAACGGAGCGTCCTTGAACAGACCGCCCAACCACTCACCGAACTTACCCTCGTCACAGCCTTCCTCGTACATTTCGTTGATGTATCGTATAGCACTCTCGGCTATAATGCGTCTTAAAGTTTCTTCGTTAATGCGTATCATATTTCAATATGGTTTTATCCTTTTTATATACTAATAAATATATGTTTATATAAAAAAGTTACGGTTTGGCGTACAAAAAACGTAGTTGGGTGCGTTATATACGTGGGAGGGGTTCATAACAAACAAAAAAACGCCACGTTCCTCAACGTGACGTTTGCTAGCCTTAAAACAACATTCAGTTCAACGCCCTTTTATGTTTCTCAACTGCTTGTCGGTCAAGAGGTAGGGCGTACCTCCGTAGATTGCACTTTGTAGTGCGTTAATAACTTTTTTCATATTTTGTCCTCCTAATTTTATTTAGCAAATGACGTAGCAGTCTTCGGCTTTGTTATAGAATACATTGACACCGTGTTTGTCATACATTTCGTAAGAGATATTTCCCAAGTCACCGTCAATGTCTGCGATTTTCACTATCGTGTCAAACATAGGGTTGTCACGTCTAATAATGTGAATGTGTCCGTCCTTGCAGAACTCGCTAACTTGTTTGTAAAGTGCTTTTTTCATAGTGTTGAATGTTTTAGGTTTGTTACGTCTATATAACGCATGGAAATGTAGTTTTTGTACAATACAAGTTTTTTTTAACATTTGATTTTAGGTGTGTTCAACCTTAAAATCCTTATCCCATTCAAATTCGTGACCGTAAAGACGGTTGAAAACCTCCTTGCTGATATAGTATTTGGTGTTTATATCGTCGGTGAACGCTCTTTGAGCAACACTTATCACATCGCCTAAATACTTAAGATATTCATTGTCCCAAACATCTTTGCTCGGACTCATACGGTATCTCCACGCCCCACATTTTTCCTTCTCATAATTTTTGGCATACCACTCTTGACGGTTGAACTCGTCAGCCTCCTTTTTGGTGATACGCTTGATATTCTCTTCCGTCAGTCGGTTTCCGTCACGGTCACATCCGAACACTCGCAGAAACATTTGGTTGCATTGGTCAACCGTCATAAATTCGTCCGTTACGCACTTATTAACAATGCCATAAATTATATCGAATTTTAACCAATCTTCGGCAGTCGGCAGTACGGTTGCTTGAACGGTTTTCATTGTGAGGTCGATGATACGCTCACGATACTCGTCTATTGTGAGTAGTACTTTCATAGTCTTATTGTTTTAGGTTTGTTACGTCTATATAACGCACACGCATTCGTTTTTTGTACATTAAAAATAAATTTATTTTTGTTGTCCTCTTCGTACAAAATCCGCCCACCGATGCGTTATATACTCGGGAGGGGTGGTGATAAAAAAAAGCGACAGCATATAGCGGTCGCCCTATCTTGTCTTTTTTATCGGCTTTAATTGTCAAGTGTTGCTGACGTATGATTCGTGTATCTCCTTCTCGGTCAAACTCAGTTTCAACACTCCGTGTTTGTCAAAGTTCCACGTCCAAAGTTCACCGCAATGTACCCTACCGCCACGCCACGTTGTGTTGATATTGTCGTTTGCGTTCTCCGTGCATTCAGCACAAATATCGTTCAGCAGTCTATATACGCTCTCCATTTTGTTTGTTTCACAACCCCAATGCGAATAGCCGTTGTCCCAACAATTCACCACGTTTATATTTTCGCCAAAGGTCAGTTTTTTGAAATCCGCATAGGTCATAACCTTTCCGTTTACTTTGATAGGCATTTTATCGGTGTCAATCCAACAAAGATTCTCACACTCCATTTTATATGTGTGGTGTGTTAAAGGCGCAACCCCTTTCAGCACAAAGGTCTTGAAACAAAGGTTATTGTCTTTCAGCACCTTGTTATATTTGCGTTTCTCAGTGGGAGTTGCATCGTGCCACTCTTTAACTTGGATGTGTACGCTATAAAGTGTCCACTCGCCATTCGTAAATACGTTTGGTTTTCCATAACCGCCCAAGTGTATATCGGTCTTACCCTCAACTAATTGTTTATACCCATAGTCACCTTCTATTGTAATAACTTCAACCTCTTCGCCCTTGTGCGAGCCAAAGACTGAATGCTGAATTTGAGTGCCGTTTACTACAACGTAGTGTTTTTCGTTCGTGTTCATTGTTTCAGTGTTTTAGGATTTATACATTTATATAACGCAGGGCAATACACTTTTTGTACACTTTAACTAAAAAAAATTTAAGTTAATATTATTGGATGGTATATGGTGTTCCCTCTCTCACGTATATAACGCACACACATTCGTTTTTTGTACGAGGTTTTGTAAATTTTAACATAAAAGAAATTTTAACATTTGGTTTGTACAAAATCTGTCTTAAATTGCGTTATATAGGTGTATTAATCAAAAAACATTTAATTATGAACTGCATTCCGACGCACAACGCAATTAGAAAAGTTTCAACGATTTTGGCTACCATAGCAAACCATTATATGAAATCGTTTCAAGGCGACATCATCCACGACTTTATGGGAATTATTGAGCGTCTTGGACAAATAGGTGAGGTTAAATGCTACGTTTCCACTGGCCATTTCGATACCGAAAAAAAGTTCGAGTTCGGTGGTACAAACACTATAGACAAGGCGAGAGAGAAGGCTCGTGAAGACCATTGGGGTGAGTACATCATCCTCATCAAGGTTGACGGAGATAAAGTGTCACTGGGTGTGGAGAGTGGTGTTGAAACGAGAGTTCTGCCGTCATTCCCTCTTGATGAAATGTTGAATAAAACACTGCCCTGTGTGGATGAACTGCTCTATGACAGAAGAACTCCGCTGACGGTTTCAAACATAACCAAAATGTGTGAGTACGATGAGGAAAACAAGTGCTTCACTTATACACCGAAAGAGTATGAAATGTTCTCCGACCCAAGCGTGACGAAGATTGTCACTCTCACTGTCAAGGACGGTAAAGTGGGTGGAATCACAGACGAGGGCGAGCGTGTCAACGAGGTGTGGCTTGACAATGAATCGCTGAACAAACTGAAAAAAGACATAGAATATTTCTTTGAGGAACATTCGTGGATGCGTAAATGCTAACACTACTCAAATGAGTAAGGATGTTTGTTAACAAACAAAAAACAGATACAATTATGGTTTACAACACAACAAACAACAACAAGGAACTTGTAAAGCAAGTGTCAAGGGAACTCGAAATGGACGACAAGATTGTGGTTTGCGTATGCTACGGCATTGCCACGATGTTCAAAACCCGAACCGAGGCGAAACAATTTTTCAAACAGGGAATTCGTGAGTGTGAGGGCAGTGAGAGGGAACGTTATATGGCGGTGTACGACAAGTTGGATGATGGGTGGCGTGTGGCTGACGACGACTTTGACAACTTTGATGAAGCCAACCAACTGCTTACGGCACGCCAGGTTACAAAGCACAAGTTTTAGACTATAGGGTTTTAAAGATTAATATGGGGGAAGGCTACCAATCTCGGTAGCCTTTTTTGTTATACATAGTACTCAAATGAGTAGCGGTGCACCCTCACCCCTCCCACGTATATAACGCATTGTCAAGGCTTTTTTGTACAAGCAATACTGAAATTTTAGCAAAAAAAAAAGTTCACACTCTCCGTACAAAATCCATATAAGATTGCGTTATATAAGTGTAAATAGCCCAAAACAATAACCTTAAAAACATTAGAACTATGAACAAATTTGACATTAGAACCTTGACCGAAACCCTCAACGACATTTACGGTGCAATACGACTTGCAGACGAGCGAGCCGCAACAGAGGTGAAAAACATCGTCAACAACACTAAAAACAAGTGTTTCACCTTCACACGCCACGAAAACGAGGACGAGAACTTCAACGGAGAAAAAGTGTTCGGAGAGGTTAACGAAACGATAAGAGTTATCAACGCACATTTCAAGGGCAGTGTATTGTACCTTGACGGAGAGGACGGCAACGAGTGGCAACCCTATGAGTTGGGTATAAGTATGCCCGACCTGCTCAACGCAATGGTTACGGAACTCAAAGAGAGGGGGAAACATACTATGAACATAGACAAATATCTTGACGGAGCAAGATTCATTGGCGAGGGGTACGTCTATAAGGACGAACACGCCTTTGAAAGCGACCCAAACGCAATCTGCTACATTAGCGAGGGTAGTTTGCAGACCATTGAGGAAAGCAAGAAAGAGGGTATTGACATTGACGATGGCCACATCAAATTGGACTATGGCGAAACACGCAATTCAATACGCCACACCATTGCAGATTGGCTGTCTAACAACGACATTGACACAACTGCCGAAGAGGTGGGTGAGAAAGGACTTGACAAAGCGGTGTTTCAGTCACTTGATTGCCAATGCCTTGAATCTTACCTCTGCGAGAATATTGACAACGTTATAGAAACGTTTGATAACAAATAGTGTTTCATAATCAATAGTGTTTTAGGCGGAAAGCCACTACCGCTAAGGGGGTGGCTTTTTTTGCATCCGTACCCTTCCCACGTATATAACGCAATGAGTGGGGAATTTTGTACGTGGTGGATGAAATAAAATTTAATTGAATTTTTTACTGCCGTTTGTACAAAATCCACTTCGGTCTGCGTTATATATGTGTAAGAGGGGACACGAAGTCCACCCCAATAACCCTAAAAAACATAGAACTATGGATTATTTTATCACAAAAATCGATACGAAAGACAACACCGTTGAAGACCGTCAGGTGCTTGTAACCCTCAACAACGGCACTCAAATTACAATCGAAAGTTGCTATGAAAGTTGGCAACAATGGGGCGGTACGACGGACGAACTCGCCACAACCGTTGATATTGCCGATATTTTCAACGATTGGCTACACCGAGAGGGTGATGAGCCACACGAAAGCGATTACCACGATGAGTTGGTAAGTATCGCAAAAGATTGGCTGAAAGAGAATATCTCGGAATGGTGTAAAGACATAGAGTGTTTTGACAACCGTATGGAGTACGCTCTTAACATCATCGACAAAGACCGTACGACACTGCAACACGCCAACTATGAGTTGTATCGTGATATGCAAGACGCCCTTGAAACGTGGTGTGCTGAGAACGACTATGATGTGGAGGAGTTTGATATTGAAGACTTGGTAATCTAACATTTGTTCTTGTCATTTTGACACATTCACCGTACTGCGGAAACGTGGTGGGGTGGTGTTTTTTTTTAACATTTCCGATGTACAAAAAACCGCAGCCGTTGCGTTATATACGTGGAGAAGGATTCGCATTGCCAACATACCCTTCCACTAAAAATAAATTGAAATTTTTTCTCTCGGGTTGTACAAAAAACACATTTGATTGCGTTATATAGATGTAATTTCAAACAGATTTATTCACCAAAACATTTCAATTATGGCACAAGACATTGTAAACGAGGCTATGAACATCATCAACAACACCAAAGAAGAGCAGACCACGCAGAATGCGGCTACTCTCGGTCTAGGTTTCCACAAGTTTGACGGCACGACCCCAGTGAAAGAGGTTCTTCACCAAATCGGTGCTGACTTCAATGTGCGTGAGGACAAGTTGGTGCGCTTGCCCCAAGCATTGATTGAGGCTGTTATGCGTGGCGAGGCTGTCACCATACCGACCGACTACATCATCGGCTCTCACAAAGCAACCGTTTGCTCCGAGCAGGACAAGACAATCGGGGTTGTCGGCAGTGACTACGGTCTGATACAGAACAACACTTGTTTCGATATGGTTGACCTTATGTGCAACGCCTCCGTCACCGATACTCCGCTCCGTATCGTTTCGGCTGGATTGGTACACAATTTCGACCCATACATCCAAGCCGAACTGCCCTCTGTCGGTCGCATCAACGGTGACAACAGCGATACCAAATTCTATTGTTTCGCCCACACCTCCCACGATGGCACCAGCGGTTTGCAGATTCGTTTCTCCCCCGTGCGTGTTATCTGTGCGAACACCTATCTCGCCAACATCAAGAGTATGGGTCACACCTATAAACACAGCAAGTATGTTGGTGAGCGTGTTGACCTCTCCAAAGAGGCGAACATCAAGCGTGTGCAGGAGTGGGTGGCTCAACTCAAAATCTTCACAGCCGACTACATTGAGAAAATGAACTCCTTTGCTGTCGCAAGAGTGACCGATGAGGACATCAACAACTATATTGCCAACCTCTTCATCGACGATGAGAAAATCCGCAAAATGGCTCGTGAGAACAACTACAATTTCGGTCTTATCGAAGACCTCTCGACCCGAACAAAGAACGTTATCGATGCTTTCAAGGACACTATGGAAAGCGGTATCGGGCAAGACACCAACCGAGGCACTAAACTCTGGCTGTTCAATGCGACCACCAACTACCTCTCCAACACTGCCTCTTACGGTAGCAAGAAGGACAGCGAACTGACAAGAGCTACCAAGCGTTTCGATTCAATGCTGAACGGCACAGCAAACAAGCGAGTTGAGAAAGCCTTCGAACTCCTTGCGGTGTAACACCGAACTAAAAAACAGAAGACCGCCCCTTACAGCAAAGGCGGTCTTTTTTTTATGTACGTTCCCCTCTCACGTATATAACGCAGTGTTAATGCGTTTTTGTACACGGTCGCCAAAATAAATTTTATTTGATTTTTTTTATGGCGGTTGTACAAAATCTATATGGAATAGCGTTATATACGTGGAGGGAGATTTAACATATCGGGCAATTTTAACATAATTTGAAAATTTTAACGTTTCCCTTGTACAAAAAATGTGTTAAGATGCGTTATATATGTGAAGTTAAGTTAAAAAAATCCTTAAAATAACAATACTATGGAACAGAAAACTATGACTAAAATTGAAGTGTTAAAAGCCGCCCTTAAAGAGGGATTCGTTAAATTCAGTTACTTTAAGACGGACGGAACGCTCCGCATCGCTATCGGCACAAAGAATATGCCGTTCATTGAGGAAATCAAGGCAATGCCCAACAATAACGACAAGAGGGATGCAAACCCGAATCTCTGCACCTACTACGACCTTACGAAAAGTGCTTGGCGTTGCTTCCGCAAAGACCTTTTCTACGAAATCATCTATGAGGAAATGTCACCGAACGAGGCTTGCGTGAACGCTATCGCCATTGCGATGAACGACACCGAATGCGATATTGAGAAGGTTATGCAGATGTCCTTTGCAATTATCGGCACGAAAGCCACGCAAGATATTGTTTCCTACGTCTGCTCTCACATCGGAGAGAACGATGTTGTGGACGGTTGTATGGAAACAATCTACGGCACGACCCACGAAAGAGTTATCGGCAGAAAGTCTGACGAGCCGACACCGACCGCAGCAACAGAGCCTATTGTCACACCCACGCACACGCCCACTACTCAAATGAGTACTAAGAAACGTGAAGAACTCATAGAAGAGTTGGTCGTGCTGAGAAGGAGAGAGAGCGAGATACTTTCAATTCTCCTCCTCTCCTAAAAAATTAACAAAAAAGGTATTAACCCTTGTACAAAATCCATATAGGATTGCGTTATATAAGCGTAAGTAACCCAAAAACAAAACAACTAATGTTGAATTAAAAACAGACTGATGTGACAAAAGACGATATACAAAAACACCTCAAAGAACGCTTGCGTTTACATAGGCAAAAAATTCAAATGGGTCACTATGAGACTAATGAACAAAAAGCGTATTATAACGGAATGATTGACGGAATCATAATCGCTTTATCCCAAATAGGTGAATTATCAACGGAAACAAAAACACCAATCGACAAACTTGCATAAAAACAATCTTGATTATGGAAAAAGTAACTGCATATAAATCATACAATGGTCGCTTGTTTGAAAGCGAGGAAAAATGCCTTGCCTATGAGAATAAAATGAAACAATACCCAAAGGTAAAGGAGAGCGTGGCATATGGAGAGCAATATGATAAAAACCTTATGAAAGAGGTTGAGTTCAATAAAGTGGAGAAACACACCATAATAACGCAAAATTCGCCAAGTGGTTTAAAGAAAATGGAGATATTTTATCTTATAGATAAAAAGTATAAACTCCACGATGACTTCAATACATTGGATGGCGAACTAATGCACGATATTATGATACCTCGCAATGAAAAGCCTTATGTGACTGATGCAAAGGGCCATTGGTATGATGATGGTAGCAAACCAAGTGAATATTATGCTCCAATGAATATTTGCCGAATATTGGCGAGGAAACTTTTGTATGGCATTGAAGTTGAACAAGCGATAAATCAATGTATTGCAGAATTTAAAGAGTTTGTTCCAAAGCAATATGAGTTATTGGAGAGTGAAGTTGTGGATGAGAAACATTGGGTTATTGAAAACAAACGCTGGCATAGTGGCATAACAAAACCAAACCGATTGCATATCGAACTCGTATCTTAAAAAGTGTTAAAACTATTTTAGCAAAAGAAAGTTGAGGTGTTGTGTACGAAAACCGAGTTTGTCTGCGTTATATATGTGAAAGGTCGGACACGAAGTCTGACCGCTAACCTAAAACAAATTAAAGAAAGGAGACCCCTATGGTAAAGAAACACATCGTACATTTTAATTATACAACCTACGTTGATGTTGAGGTTATCGCACACGACAGCGTAACGCATAAGGCTGTTATCGATATGGCACGTGAGAAAGTGGCGAACAACAACGAGGAGATAAACAAGGAAATCATTAAGAACCTTTGTGCGGTTGCAAGCCACATTGCAGACACCAAAAACCTTTTCGAAACCAAGAACCAAGCGTATGACGCCCTTTGCGAGAGGGTGGAACGTGCAGGCGGTTACTTGTGCATAAAAAAGGAGTGCCGTCCCACAATCACGATTGACGAGTATGACGAGGGGAAAATGAAGAGCGTGACGGTTAAGTCGCTTTTCCTTATGCACGATGATAGCAGTCCGTTGCAGATAATTGACGAGAACGATGAGCGTTGGGATGTGGACGATTACCTCTTCAAAGAGGACATTGAGGAACTTTGGTCGCTCCTAAACGAAAACTAAATGTTAAAAATTTGGTGGATTGAAAAATTAATTTTATCTTTGCATACGTAAACAATTAAAGAAAGGAGAAAAATATGAAGAAATATTTTTTTGAAGTCGAGTACACGGACGGAAAGATAAAGAGATTTGATGTGGACGACATCTTGGTTGCCCTATGGAAACAGAGGGATTGGGTGAAAAAGGCAATGAGAGACGGACGTATCGACAAGGTGAGCAACGTAATGCTCTCATAGGGGAAATTGGTTAATGAAAAGAAAGTTGAGTTGCCGTGTACAAAAACCGAGTTTGAGTGCGTTATATAGTTGTAAGTTCAAAGAAACATTAACCCCATACCGCTCTGTTGCCCTCGTCTGTGTGGATTTCAAGCCAACCCACCAAGTTTGTGGTTTCAGTATTCCACCCTCCTTTGTCTGTGACAAACTCATTGGTGCAGACGAAAAACGTATCATTGTCAAGCCAATAATGGCACACCACTTGGGTATCTTCAAGGTTTACGTATTTTTGCATAGTTTTGTCCTCCTTTGTTTTTAGGGTTGTGAACTGTTATCTTAAAACTTGGTAAAAATTATGAAAACCTATAAAAAATGTACTTCTCATCAAAAAAAATTTCATTTTTTTACCACTTTTTCAAACAGCGTGATATTTATATATAAATG